CATAAATCTTAACCTATGACTACCACAACTACAACACTCGATACCGAACTATCCGCAGTAAACTCAATCTTGGGTAGTATAGGTCAGTCTCCAATATCTTTAATAGACTTTACTAATCCAGAAGTATCATTTGTCTATAACTTATTAAAAGAATCTAATCAAGATGTACAAAGTGAAGGATGGACTTTTAATTTAGAATATCATATAAAAAATACTAGCAAAACTAGTGATAATAAATTTATAATACCTTCAGATGTTATGCGTATAGACATGACAGATGAGTGGGATAAAACTAGAGATTTTGTAAGAAGAAAAGATTCTGATGGACTATGGAAAGTATATGATAGAGTTAATCATACATTTGAATTTCCAGATGATGATTACTTTCACTTTAATTATGTGAGACTTTTAGAATTTGAAGATATACCAGCACCATTCCAAAGATATATTATATATAAAGCTTGCGGTAGAGCCGCAGTACAATTAGTTTCTAATGCTGAACTACAAAAGATGATGAGTACTTTTGAGACTCAAGCTAGAGCAGCATGTATGGAATATGAATGCAATCAAGGTGACCATAACTTTATGGGATGGCCCGATGAATCTGCATATCAATCTTATAAACCTTATAGAGCACTAAGACGTTAATGGCAAGTGTTACACAAAAGATACCTAGTTACGTATTAGGTATGTCTACACAACCCGATGAAAAAAAAGTTCCGGGTCAAGTAGTAGACTTAGTTAATGGCGTTCCTGATGTTGTAAGACAACTTATTAAACGTCCGGGAAGTCAATTAGTCAGTACAATTACTCCATCTACAGCAGCTAATGCAAAATGGTTTAACATATATACAGATGATTCAGAACAATATATAGGTCAAGCTGCAGCTGACGGTACAGTTACTATATGGAGATGTAGTGATGGAGCAGTTATACCGGTTGATTATGCTAATGTAGCAGGTACTAATAAAGCTACTTACTTAGACAACACCGCATTGTCAGATGAAAAGTCTTCTGACATACAGGTAATGACAATTAATGAAACTACATTCTTTTGTAATAGAAGAAAAAATGTAGCAATGTTAACGGATGCTTCAAAAAAATCTCCTCCTCAATTAAATGAAGCATTTATATCTTTAGATACTATATCTTATGGTAAGCAATATGCTTTAGATATTTATGATCCTACAAGTAATGCTACTACTAGCCACACAAGAGCGACAGGATTGACAGTTGCTACTGTTGATGATTCTTCAGATTATAGTGGTTCCAGTAATGGTGACTGTAAAGGAGCAGGTAGAGAAGTTGTAAATGTTAACACAGGTACAGCTATCGGATCTACTTCACCTCCTAATGCTAGTTCAGGTGGTAAGAGTAATCTTAGGTATGAAATAGATACTCGTTGCACACCTCAACCTACTGGTACAGTTGATGATAGTTATACATATCACGACACATATCAAGCTTATGTAAAATTACAATTTGGTGGAGAAGGTTGGACAACAAATGATACACATCAACATACATCAGCAAAAGGTGTAACAACTACAGCTACTGTTAAAAGTCACGTAACTGTAATATCTCGAGCTAATGTTGCTATGGTACGTCCGGCTCCTACATCATCTAGTGCAGATGAACATGTATCTTCTGGAGGTATATTAGGAGATTTAAAAACAGCTTTAGATGCTATAAGTGGACATGGTATTACCGCTACTATTTCTGGTAATGGTATTCATTTATACAGAGCTACTCCATTTGGCGTTACTTCACCTGAAAAACAATTAATGACTGTTACTACAACAGAAGCTAATAATATAGCTGACTTACCTCGTGTATGTCGTCACGGTTATACAGTACGTATTGTTAATAGTGGTGAAGATATGGATGATTACTATCTTCGATTTCAAGCTGAAGGTGTATCAGCAGATATAATACAGCAAGGTACATATGCTAGAGCAGGATCTACTATAACTGTCACTTCTGCTGGACATGGATTTAGTAACGGTGATCAAGTTATATTAGATGTAACAAGTGGTAACGGTAGTGATGGATATTATACAGTAGCTAACGTAGCAACTAATACATTTGAAGTTACAGATGCATCCTCAGGTACAACTAGCGGTAATGTTACAATTCATCCAGTTCGCTACGGAGAGGGCGTGTGGGAAGAGGTAGCAGCTCCCGGGATAACAACTACCTTCGATGACGATACAATGCCTCTGAGCCTTACTAGAGTGCTTCCGGGGACATTCTCTATAAATGGTGGTGGTGCGACATCCTATCCTAACGGTGCATTCCAATTTAATTATCCAGATTGGGGTAAGCGTGATGTAGGTGATGATGTAACAAACCCTGAACCGTCATTCGTAGGTTACCCAATTCAAAAGATGTTGTTCTTTAGAAATAGAATAGCTCTGCTTAGTGCAGAAAACGTTATTCTATCTAGAGTAAATGACTTCTATAATTTTTGGGTAAAAACTGCGATGGCAATTTCTAATGCAGACCCTATTGATTTACAATCTAGTTCGACATTTCCTACTAAATTATTTGATGCTGTCGAAACAGCAAATGGTTTAGTTGTATTTAGTGCTAGTGAACAGTTCTTACTGAGTTCTGGAGCGGAAGCTTTACTTACTCCTGAAACAGCTAAGATAACATATGCATCATCCTATGCATTCAACGCTGACAGCAACCCTGTGTCTTTAGGAACTACTATAGGATTTTTAAACAGTACAGCTAGGGAAGCTAGGTTCTATGAAGTTGCAAATGTTTCAACACGGAATGAACCTGATGTTATGGAACAAAGTAAAATTATTGCAGAATTATTTCCTCAAAATTTAACCAATGTTACCGCATCAACTGAAAACCAATTATTATTATTTGCAGTAGATAGTACATTATATACAGCAACTAATGAAGTATGGGGTTATAAATGGTATGAAGCCGGAGATCAACGTGCTCAATCAGCATGGTTTAGATGGACATTACCTAATAATGTAATCTATCATACTATTATGGATGATAAATATTATGCTATATTAAATACTGGTTCTACATATACACTAGAACAATTTGACATAAAATTATCTTCGGCTACTCCGATGATAGGTTCTCCACCAGATGAAAATCGTGTTCATTTAGATACGAAAAAAACAATAGCATCTGGAGATATGACTTATAATAGTGCTACAGATGTAACAACGTTTACATTAGGTGCAGGATTTTATAGCTCTCGTACACTCACAGCTTACTGTATAACTGATAGTGACGCAGCTGGTAAGAGTTATGATATTCCATCATCTGCTATTACAGGTACAGCTCCTAACGAAACAGTTACTTTACCCGGAAATTGGAAGACATCTACTGAAGCTGGTGCGTCTACAAGTTCTGTCAATACAGATTTAATTGTTGGGTATGAGTATGAATTTGAAGTTGAGTTGCCTAAAGTATATGTAACTAGAGCTGAAGGTGATAAGACTAGATCTGAAACCAGAGGGTCTCTTGTTATACATAGAATGAACTTTGACTTTGGAGATGTAGGAGTATTAGATATAACATTACAACGTAAAGGAAGAGCTGATTATACATATACAGTTGAATCAAAAGAATGGAATAATATTAATGCTAGTACTGCTGCAATAGCACCAGAATACAGGCATACAATTCCAGTATATGATAGAAACACTAATTTAAGTGTATTTATAAAATCCAATCATCCTTCACCAGCAACACTTCATTCAATGAATTGGGAAGGAGATTACTCACCAAGATATTACCAACGTGTCTAAATACATTCACCCAATTACAATGGAGGCTGCCGTCGAGGTTGCCTCTAATCTTCGTGCAGATGACTATAG